GGAAAATAGCCTAGCCGATGGAACATGGGGTCTTACCGAGCCCAACAAGGCAGCTTATTATAAGAACCTTGGCAAGCTTAATAAGGCCGAGCACATAAATTTCTCCGATCAAGCCGCACAGTTTGCGACTATGTGCATGGAACGTCAGTTCTATGATCATTTGAAAAATTCTCGAATCGAATCTACTGAGAAATCTCTCAAAAGGCACGATAGGAAAACTTCCCCTGGTCCACCATTTTCTTTTAGTGGGACTCATAAAACCAAGGATACCCTTTTAGAGGATCCAATCTTTTTAAAGATGGTTGATGAAGGTTGGGAACATCTCCTTGAAGATGATTATTATTTCCTATGTGGAACTGCTTTGAAAGAAGAAGTTCGTCCTGAAGAGAAGCTGATTGAAAACAAACAGCGTATTTTTATACCTGGTGCTGCCGATTTTGTTACTTTAACTAATCGATTATGCGGCATGTTTAATGATAAGTTTACAGCCTGTCATTTAAAAACTGCTTCTGCTGTTGGGATAAATCCCTTTGAGGGTGGTTGGCAACGTGTTAAAGACCGTTTATCTAAATACACTAAGTGTGGAGAGTATGATTTTTCTGACTATGACTCATCTCTTGGTGTTTATAAGATGTTAGTGGTATGTGCTTTTCGGTTTAAATGCTATGCTCCCGAGGAACAAACTTGGGATAACTGGCACCGGTTATTGAACTGCTATAGAAATCTTATTTGGTCTGTTTGCGTCACTATTGATGGTACTCTTATCATTAAACCTGGAGGTAACCCCTCTGGTGGTGCAAACACCGTTGTTGACAATACATTAATAAATTATTGGTCTCTAGCTTATGCTTGGTATCAAACTGTTTCTGATGAATATAAAAATTATGAATCTTTTGATAACCTTGTTACATCTACTCTTTATGGTGATGATAATTCTAATTGCGTAGCAGATGAAATTTCTGACCAGTTTACACCCACTGCTTATTGTGAGGCTGTTAAAGAGCTGGGCATGACCTGTAATCCTGTTTCTGATAAATGGCTTACTATTGATGAAATTACTTTTCTTCAAGCTGATTTTACTACAACACTTGATGGCAAAACTGTGTATCATTTAGTACCCTCCAAAATGTATGAAAGTATAAAATGGAGTACTGATTGGTCTAATCCTTGTATGGATATGCAGC